TGACAAAAAGGTAACAAATACGCATAGCATTTTAAACATATTGGTATTATATACTAGTTTTATATTTTCTTTTTATATCATTTATACATTTAATAAAACAACTTGTGTTTTTTGGTTCTTACCCTTGGTCTGGTTCCAAGTCTTTTTCTAGTCCTAGTCCTTTTTCCAAGTCTTTTTCCACCTAATGCTCCAAGTATAAATGGCGTTGCCACAATTCCCCCTATTCCTACAGCAACTGGCATCGCATATTGTAAATTCATGTTATTACCACCTGGATTATCAACTGGATTATCAAATACATTATTTTGTTCGGATCCATTCCATTTATCCACCTCATAACTTAATTCGAAATTATTAAACTTGAATGTATTATTTTTTAAATCTACAAACAAATTATATGATAAATGCCCGTAAGGAGGTTCACCAAGTATTTCTTCTCGTCCGTTTGGAAAATTTTTAGTTATTACATTTGTAGATATTAACAATTTCGTGTCAAAAATAAATTCTATTGTTTGCTCTTTTTCAGTAAAAGTTATAACAACATTTTTTTGAGGCTGATAAACCAAATTTAATTTTGGAGCTAACATGTTATTAACTTTTTCTGTTACTAAATCATCAATAAAATTAAATATATTTTGACAAGATAAAAGTGCTATTTTATTTATAACATTATAGTTGATTTTTTTATTTACATGATTCGCATAATATTTTATTATCAATTTATAAAAATTATCCGCAACAATATAGTTGTTGTCTAAACCAGAAAAATATGAAGCATTATAAATCTGTTTACTGTATTTTTCTGTGTCAAGTTTCCCATCCGAATCTTTTTTTTCATAGTTAGGATTATAATATTGAATTGTCCTATCATCTCGAGAAATATCCTTCCCCATTTGATATTTTAATGTTTCTAAAAAAGCGTTATTTGTTGTAGGTTTGTCATCTTTTGTAATGAAAGCATCTTTTGTTTTCATATAAAAAGCATAAGCTATTAGCTTATCTAACGGCATATTAGGGTTACTATTAATTTCAGTTTTTAAATTATATATTTTTCCTGTTGGTTTAACTATATTTTTTGTTTCAAACACATCATCTAAATAAATTACATTTTTGTGTTCTATTTCGGCTTGTTTCAAATGTGTAAGATATGTTTCAAAGTTATCTTTCATATAATTTATAATGGGTGTTGTAGGAATAAGATGTGAACCATAAAAATTAGTATCTATTTTGGATGTGTTTTTGTTTGATTTATTTTTGTGTTTGCGTTTATTTTTATATTTATCTCTAGATTGGTTATTTTGTTTCATTATATATTAATTAATATAATAGAAATATGATAAGTTGAGGTTGATTATATTAAATATTTTTGTCTAAATTCTTCTAGGCTCATAATAGGTACCCCTAATTGTTTAGCCTCCGCTGATTTACCTGTATCATCCTCTTTATCTTTTACTAGAACAACGAATGTATTTTTGGATACACTTGAACCTAATTTTGCGCCCACAGATTTTAACGCGTCCTGTATTGAACTGTCTCGAAAACCTGTCATAATAATTGTCTTTCCAAATAAAGGGTGCGACGCGTCTACTGGTTTTTTCTCAATAACAGGTTGATTTAGTTTATTATCTAGTCCAGATTCTTTTATAAATTGAATAAAATTAGGTATTTTTTCTACAAATGCCTCTGCCGTTTTTGCAGCCATACCTTTCATTGCGGCAATCTTTTTGACTTTATCAGAATCACTTTCATTTGATAATAAAACATTGGGATAAGAATCCATAATTATTTCTAGTTTCTTATCACTAAACCCTCTTCCGAAAATATTTGATGCCGACATAATAGTTACGAGAGAAGCAACACTAATTTTTTCCTTGATTCCATCATGAATTTTTGTAGCCGTTTTAATTTTAAAACCCTCTACTTTTAATAGGTCATCCACCGTCATTTTAATTATTTTAGGAACAGTATCATAACCAGACTGAACAATTCTAGCAACATTTCCACTACTCAATCCTTCAACTCCAATCCCCTTAAAAAACCCAGTAATATTTTTTTCTTTAACAGTTTGGTCTGTATCAATATCTTCCAATAAAACATCAATATGGGTATCATTCCATTTAAAAGGAACTGAAGGCATTTTGGCTTGAGTCGCAGGCACGACGACTTTTCGAATGTGCGGAATAACATCCCCGCTGCGAATAAGCTCTATAATAGCCCCAACTCCTACTTTATTGTCATTAATAAAAGAACCATTGAATCCCGTAGCATATTCAATTGTAACACCACCAAGATTAATTGGCTCGATTTGAACACGTGGTTTAAGATATCCATCTTTACTTGGGGTCCAAATAACATCCACGACTTTTGCCTCTGCGATTTGGTCTGAAAGAACCATTTTAAACGCAAAAGCATGCTCTGGGTTTCCATGTTCTCTCGGATAAAGTTTATCATCTGTTACAATAATGCCATCAATTTCGTAAATATAAGTTTTGCGTGCCGCAACTAATAGTTGGGAGAGAATTTCGTTAGATATGTTGCTAGAAGTTTCAAATAATACTCTTTCTACATCAAGTGTTCCTAGGAATTCCATTTGGTCAGAAGGTTTCTTAACAGGTTTAATAACTTCATATGCTACAAAATTAATATCATTAATAGCTTCATTAATTGTCTTGTGATTAATAAGACCCGCAACCATATTTCTAGGATTTGCGAATTTACTCTTATATTTTGTTTCAAACGTTGATTTTGGTATAATGAATTCGCCGCGAATAACAATATTTTTACTTTTTGGAAGACGTAAATGAGGTATCAAATGGCTAACATCTTGGCCCACTTTACCATCTCCTCTTGTATACAATTTTGGTTCTGCGCCTTCTGTTGTATAAAGACCACTTACCCCATCTAATTTACATGACATTACATAGGGTCCTGAATATTTTTTCATCCAATTTGTAAGTGCGGCGGTATCGGGTTTGATTTTATCCATAGATGCCATTTCATAAGGTAATTTGACCTTATTTTTCGTAATAGGAGCGCCGACTTCAAAAATAGCTTTATTACTTGGGTATTTTTGTTCAATATATTCTTTAACAATATCATATTCATTGTCGGTCATAAGAGGCTCTTCGTTATAATATGCTTTATTAGCTTCTCTCAAAATAGATGATAACTGATTTTCATTTAGTTTTTCTAGAACACCAATACCATTTTTCTTAAAATCAAGTACAATTAATTTCACATTAGCATCAACGACTTGTATCTCTAAATCGTCTTGTATGATTAATTTTGTTTTTTTGGAAGGAGCAACCTTTTCCCCTTTTTCCTTTTTTCCCTTTTTTGTCTTGGTTTTAGCATTGGGAGAAGAATTAATATGTATAGGTAAAACAGGTTCAGAAACAGGTTCAGAAACAGGTTCAGAAACAGGTAAAACAACTGTTTTTATAGCAGGCGTTTGTTGTCCCTTAATTATAACGGCTCTTCCATCAATGCGCTCATCCGGAGCCTTGTATTCTAAATTTAAATAATCAAATATATCCTTCTCATTTTTGAAAATATGCGACACTTTTTCACCCTTTTTCTTATTTTCCATTTTATAAAGACCGTGTTCGTTCATCGTGAGTCCCATATTGAGCGCACGACCGCGCATAACAGTATTAAAATTTTTGCTTCCGGTAAAGTAAAGTACCGAAAATGGGTATTCTTCTGGACTAGAATAAAGAAAATCAACCCGTCTCGCGGAATCCGAGCCAGGAATTTTTGTGATAACAAGACATTTTGTAGGTCCTCTAGAAAGTACTTCTATAATGACTTTTTGATTAATTAAATTAGTGATAAATTCTACAAAAACCTTTGGACTATCTGCCGTAATAATCACATCAATATCACCAGATTCTTTAGCTCCGCGACGATAACTTCCTACAATTTCAAATTGTGAGTCGGGAGTAGCAACTTTATTAAATTCGGTCTCAAAAATCTCGGCATATTGCTGTATTTCAGACCGTGGTATACGCTTTAAAATATCCTCATAATACTTGAGTCCGACTTTTTGAATATCATTTAGTTTATCTTGGTTCTCTCGGAGTTGAGCTATAGAAGTAATACCACCTTCTACTAGTTCTTTTGCCTTTTTTGGTCCAACTCCGTATATGTCACCTAAAATATTAACAGGATTATTTTTCTCTCTTTCGATAACCTTTAAAGTACCAGTTTGAGAATACTCATTTAATTTTTCCATAATAGTCGACCCAATATTAGGTTTGCCTTTCAAGTCATTTGCCGACATTATATCACCTGGGTAAGACATAATAGTTTCTTGTGCTTTTTGATAAGCCCGCGCCCTAAAAGTTTCGCCTTGCTTAAGCATTATATCTGCGAGTTTCCCCATAAGGTCACTAAATTTTTCATTCAAACGACCGCTCGGTAATTCAAGAGGTTGTGGCGACATTTTGTTTAAATCTTGCGATATCTTTAAATATGTTTTATTGTCTCCAATATTTGGAGATTTAATTTTAATGTCTTCTTCTTTTTTTACAAATGTTTTCGGCTGCGAAGAAGACGTAGATTCTATTATCAATAATCGCTTTTTAGTCGGATTTTTAGTTTTTTTTGTTTTCACTACTTTCACTACTTTCACTACGTTTGACGATTTCGATGATTTCGATGATTTCGATGATTCAACCAGTTTGAGTTTTTTTGTTAGATTTTTAACCTTCTTCATATATTAATTTAAGATTTAAATAAAAAAAAGTAGTTTGCCTTAAACTAGGCACTACCTTTAATTTTTTTAAAATTAAATCAAATCTACAAACTATTTTACAAGCGACCCATCATTCTTCTGATTGAACCATTAGATATCTTCGGTTGAGCGCTGAAATCTACTGCCGCCGCCTCTGGAACAGCAACTATTTCTTGTACAACCACCGGCTCCGGTCGATAATTGGAAATAATAATGCGGAGCTTTCCGTATATTTCATCATCGATACGGTCGAAGCTGTCCTCGTTAGCATACTCTTCGTGGGCCGAGAGCATAACCTTCACAAGTTGAGACATGGTAACACCTTGTTCGACCAATTTTTGAGTAATATAGTCTGGAGATGGTTTGTCAACATCATCCTCTTCGGCCTCATTAGCAGCAGCTTCCTCTTCCTCATCTTCATCTTCCTCAACTTCATCTTCCAGCTCATTCGGCTCGCCTGCTAACCTATTAACCATAAATCTAAACCCGCGTAGAGCACGGTCGTTGTCCTCCTCATCGGAATCAACGCTTCCCCAGTCGTCGTCTTCGTCGTCGTCGTCTTTGATTTCCTCTGCCATGGCAGTTCGGCAATAAGGGCATCCAAAACCATTATGTGCCACACTAGTCATCAAGCAATTGGTGTGAAAACAATGACCGCACTCCGTAGTGACTCGATTTTTTGTATCAAGAATGCAGTCCATGCAGATAGGACACTCCGCATTCTCGGAAATATTATTATAATTCATTTTCTCAAGGTTGTTCAAGACAACTCAATAAGATACTATACTATTTGATATTGGGATTAAAAGTATTTCAATTTTTTTTGTTCAAACTAATTTTTATTTAAACTAAAAATTTATATTTAATTGTTAACAGATGTAAAGTGACATGAATTTAATTATATTTAATTAATCGATTCAAATTAAATTAATTAAATTAAAATGGACTGGAGTTATTTGGAGTTATACATTAACGAATATAAATTACATTTAAAAATAAAAAAATTGAAATGCTTTAAATCCCAGTATCAAATAGCACTTTAACTAGATACACGTCGCTCAAGCTTTAAAATGTCCACTATTAATAACATTAGTATTTACATTCCTCACGTCTTTGCTAACATCGACAAGGACCGAGTTTCCGATGCCTTTGAAAGCCAAGGTATTGGAAAGGTAAAAAATGTTGACTTTGTAGGTAAGTTGGGAAAAGATGGTTACGCATTTAATGCGGTGTACGTCCACTTTGAGTATTGGTATAATAGCTCGGTAGCGCGTAATTTTCAAGAGCGTGTCTTAAACCCGAATAAGGAAGCTCGTATTGTTTATGAGGATCCTTGGTATTGGATTGTCCTCGAAAATAAGGCAAAGAAACACGCTTCTGGTAGTCGCAAAGTCCGTCTTGTTTTGGAAGAGGGCTTTACCACCCCAGTAAAGCAGCGTTTAAACAAGGATTTCGCCGATATGTGCCAAGCTCCTATCAGACATAAATCTATCAGACAATCCTTGATACATAGTGATGAGGAGTTTGACTCGGATTTCAAGGAGATATGCCGCCAGCTTCATTTCGATACCGAGGATTATGAAATGAACGAAATCGAGAAATTAATAGACGAGACTGAAGCCAGTTTAGACGAAATGGAAGCCAACCTGGCTACATTTGACAGGAGATACGTTCAAGAATTGGAAAAAGAAAATCAATACTACCGACTCTTGTTTCAGAATAGCTACAGCAATACTCCGGTACAAATCCAACACCATCCCGAGATTGTTAACTCGGAACTGTGTTACTATTAGATAGCGATAACCCTTGTACTTTAACTATAATTTTAACTATTTAACTATAATTTTAACTATAATAATAAATTTAATTAAGTGAGACCATTTGGTACCAATTTTTTTAACTCGAATTATTTTTATTTTATTTATTGGTAACTCATTAAAATAAAATAAAATAAATGCGAACAACCTTTATTAACCAGGCAAACATAACCTATTTTTATTATTTTTTTAAATAAAAAAATTGAAAAGCTTTTAAATGTATTAATAAAAGGCATGATAACCAGAAAAGACATCTTTAAAATGGACTCACAATTACTTAGCTTTTATATTCCGCGTGTGAATGTTGGGGTTTCTAAAACAGAGGTAAAAAATATTTTCGAATATAAATTCCTTGATTGTAGAATTGAACGGATTGATTTTGTCTCGATTTTGAATCCAGACAAAACAGTTAATCCGTCCTATCGGACTGTGTTTATTCACATGTATTTGCGGAACAGTCCGTCAAGTATTGCGCTGTATAATGCTACGTATGTAGCAGAAGCAGCATACAAAATGTACTTGAATGATAAAAAAGACCAATATTGGCTTTTGTTAAAGAATAAATATCCTGTCCCCGAAACAGAACTCAACCTTTCCCAGGTCGTGGAGAACGCGAGACTACTGGAAGAGCGTGTCGCACAACAAGAAGAGCTTATCGAATATCAAGTGACCAAAATTGAGAAGATTGAAAACGTTGTATATCAGTTGTTAGGAGGACTATTCAACCATACAACACAGGACAACTTCTTACAACAGCATATTAACTCGCTTCTGGATAACAACGAAGTTTGTTGGAGCCCTACGAATTATAACACAAAAAGCAAATGGGGACATTATCCTACGACTCGCCAAGGTGACGACTCCGAAATGCGTATCCAAGAGCTGGAAAACGATTTGAAACAGGTAAAACGATTTGTGGTTTTCCACAATGAACACAAGTTCAGCGATGAAGATTCAAGCGACGAAGACGAAGATGACATCAGCCCGCATTCATCTATGCCAGGATTAGAGCAAATTTACAGTAATGATGATGATACTTCAAGTAACTGTTGTTCGATGCCAGAGCTTATTTCAAATGATAATAATGAAAAGAACAGCATTGGGACTAGTAGCACACACTCGTCGATGCCCAGTCTAGAATGCGTAAATAATAGCGATAGCGACGCATCAAGAGAGAAAAGAATTCGATATAGCGCGGAGATTTGCGATAACATATAGATAAAAATAAAAAGTATCCAGTTTTAGATTAGTTTTAAATTTAACATGTAATAATAATAATAATAAAATAAAACTTTTTTTATTATTTGAATTAATAAATGAACCATAGTTCAAAAACAGTTTCACTTTTTAGTCGCCCTTACTTAGATACTTACAACCAATGTTATAAAAATATAGTTACTATAAATCTATTACCACAAGGTCCATTAGCAAAAATTGTTAGAAGGGTTCAATTACCTATTTTAAGCGAGTTTAAACAACCGGGTCCATGTAATCGATTAGAAAAATGCTGTCTAGCTTTAACTTCCATGAATAACGATTGTTGTAACAAAAATGGTTCGAATTTGATGGTAGTAGATGAAGTGCCAAATTTAATATCTTTTTTATTATCTAATGGATATAGTGTAGATACAAGTATTACGAAGATGTTTAACCAAAGTGACATAAGATTTCAAACAGACAATGAAAACAAATTAATCTGTTTTATAACGTATAATGGATAAACATAGGTTGCGTGTTGCTTGTTGCTTGTTGCTTGTTGCTTGTTTAAAATAATTATATTTGTTAATAAAATTGATTTAATTATTATCCATATATTTAACATTATGAACGAACAAAATACAATGTTATCGCAAGTCGATTATAAATGTTTGAATTTACCAATACCAGATACAGTATATAAATATTCATTAGAAACTCAAAAGGAAATATTCAAATATTTACAAAATATGGACGCCCATCATACAAAAGCTTATTTGATTGCCGTTTCGCATCTTGGCACATCATTCAACATACAAAAAAGTAATGGATATAAAGAATGGAAACTTAAAAATACTTAAAAATGAAACCTTACTCGTTTAGATTTACCTTTACGTTTTAAATTACGTTTTCTTGTTTTTCTACCGCTGCCTCCTTTCAAATATTCCGTTGGATTCTTTGTAGTTTCCTCAAAATCATTTATAGAATCGTTAACTCTATCCGTTATTTTACTTTTCTCATTTATTGAACTTTTCAAATCCTCTGCTTTTTTGTATTCGTCTTTGAAATTTTCAATACTATCTGTTACTAAATCAGAACTAGTTTCAACTACTTCAGACCCCGCTTCAACAACCGCACTTACACCCTTAGACGTATCATTTATTATTTTACCCATTTCAATAACTGCACCGACATAAGGTACAGCAGCCATCATATCTGTCGCAACTTTTATACCTGTTCCTGCGATACCACCTAAAGCTTTTCCTGTCGCTTCATTCACTTTATCAATAGCCTCATCAATCGGCTTATCCATTGCTTTGAGACTTATTGTGGCTATTTCTGCGGTATTGTTCATAGTCTCAGCTAGTTTTTTTTTAAAATTCGGGTCGTCAAATGTATCATTTACCGAACTCATAATATTTTCTGTTATCTCTTTTGTATCATCCGCGGCTCGCGAAACTGTATCACTTATTAAAGGAGCTTTAAGAACATCATTCATATCACCAATTAATGAGGCCGAGCTGTTATTAACTGAACTACTTATATTAGATGTCACATTGGAAACAGAATTGCTTATAGTTGCCGTAGCATCTGAAAGTGATTTTGTCGCATCATCAATCACCTTCTGGTCTGCTTTTGCCTCCGCAGTATTTATTGGTTTGAAACCAAATAACCTAGCTGTTTTATTTGTTAAATAACTTGTAGCACCTGACGCTAAATCCTCCATTTTATTTCCCATACTATCTATAATACCAGTTCTTTCAGATTTGTCATCAGATTTGTCATCAGATTTGTCATCAGATTTGTCCCCAGATTTACCTCCGCTATATATTCTTTTATTTTTCTTGGTTTTATTAAATCTACCATTAGCCTTTTTTTGATTTCTTGTGTTATATTTTATTGTATCCATAATTATATTATATTATAAGGAGTTATTTATTTTGTTAGTTAAACTTTATATTAGTAAATATTCGTTGTTTATTTCAACCTGCATTTTTTTAAAATCGGAAAAAGATAAGGCCAACTTTTTATCTACCAACTTTTTATCTACTTTTTTCAACATGTTAAAGTTTGATAATTTACCCTCGTATGTGTAACGATTCGCATTTTCCTTTAATAAAATTTTTGTATTTGGACTATTTTCTGTTACAGATTTACTCGGCATACTATTTTTCGGCGGCGCTGCCATATTAACATGTCCTGTTCCTGATTCTTTGTTATAACTTTTAAATTTGGCAAAAACAGTCTTCCTTGCTTGTGCTACTAATTGCCCGTCGCTTTTTCCGTTCTTTAATTCATCTTCCCTCGCTTTTTTTTCTCTCTCTTTCTCCATCTCCTTTTCATCTAATTTAATCTCATAATTTTTTAACTCTTCCTCCATATCGTAATAAATAGGTCTACAATCGAAAAATTTTACGAATTTCCTGCTTACAGTTTCTAAATATCTATATGGGATAGTATTGTCACTATAAAATTGAAAAGAACCACGAACTACATTATACGTCATCAACACATTACCTAATGGTGTTTTTTCTATAACAAAACAATCTTTCAATTTTTCTAGTCGTTTTTCTATAATAAATTGTCTAGCTTGTTCTTTTGCTAAAAGCATAATATCATCATCACCGCCTAATGTGGGTTGGGCAAGGTCCTTGTTTTGCTTACTTGTATCATCTTTAAATTTGTTGAAAAATTCAGTCGTTTTATTCAGTTCTAATTCTTTTTCTTCGACCCCAAAAATAAAATCCTTATTTAATTTCCTTATCTCTTTCAAATATTTATCTTCGTATTTTGCTACAGGCATTAAATTTTCCTCAATCGATAAATCATCGAGTAGTAGTTCCAAATTTTCTAAATTTGCCTGATTTTTCCTTTCATCCTCAATATCATTTAAATTTTTATATAAAATCATTTGATATAAACACCTTGCGAATTTTAAAGCTTCTCTATTAATTACAAACGAGTTTTTAATGTAAAACAAATTTCCATAATAGATAAAAAAAATTAAAAGTGTTGTAGATATAAAATGTGAATTATTGTCGAAAATAGTCATATTATATATTATATATTAAATCCTATATTTATTTTTAAGTGCTTTCACGAATAAGTTTTCTTCTTTCTTCAAATAGTTCGGCTATTTCTACAGATAAATCCGGAAGTTTAATTAGTTCATAGTTTTTCTCTTCGGCATCTGGGTGAAGCCTAACCAAATATAAATCAGTGACTTTTTTGTTATAATTTTTTTCTATTATTGCCTTGTATGTGTTTAGTTGAAGCGCATAATGCCAGAAATTTGAATCGGGAAAATGGCAAACTGCTTGTGATAAAGCAAATTTATTAAATTTATTTATTCGTGTAATATCTTTAGCTCGTTTCCAATCATAAATGGATAATGTGCCATCTGAATTCTCATAAATCATGTCGATAGAACCCGCCAGTTTAAGTTCTTCGTCATAAATCGTCCATTCTGTTCTATACGGTTTCAAATGTGGATAATCTTTTACAAAATTGATAAAGTATTGCCATTCAATCGGCTTATTTACGAGCTGTTCTTTATTATCGGATAAATAAATTTCACACAACTCTTTATTTGTATAATTAAACATGAATCGTTTGTCATTCATAAAACACTCAATTTCAAAATGTAGGTCGGTACCCGCACCAGAAACGGAAGCTCCATTATCGGACCATTGTTTTTTAATTTGGTCTGCTGTTAATCCCCAATATTTGTGACCTTCTTTCCAACTCTTTCCTTTTATCATATTACAAATCACTTTATCCGCGTCAAACTCAGGAAAATGGGAATGGTTCCAGGTTGTAACAGACGTGTACTTGCAGTCCGGGTCACAAGTAATTATATATTTATGACCTTCTTCAAAGAACTGAATATTTTTATCACGCGGATGAACGTTTTTATTTGATAACACATTATATAAAGTTGGCTTCATTATAAGTAATATATGAATTATTTATGAGAATACAATTAGAATCAATTTTATTTATTTGATTAACCCAATAATCTTGTGAGGTTTACCCAGTTCTTCTCCACGTAGCCACACATAGATATGGCGAATACGTATTAATTGTGCCTGTACTAGTTATTGTTACGTTGGTACTAGATGTATTATACGTGCCATTCACATGGTTGTTTGACGTTTGGATTTTGACGTTGTCGCCAGAGTAAGCACCATCATAATCCGTTGTTTCCGTTCTAATAGCGTTCCCTTGTCCACCAGTGGTTATCCAGCCGTGGTAATGACTACTAGAACCTGTAACACTTACGTTAGCAGTAGCAGTTCCTCCAGTGGCTGCTAAATTAAACCCTGTACCACTAGATACTAATGAAATACCAGGACCAATTTGTGTCCATGTACTAGCTGACCAATTTAATATAATATTAGGATTACTTGAACTAGTATAACTCATATAAATTGAGCCTATTGGATAAACGGCGTTTAACATAGAAATTAATAAGTTACTGCCAATGCTAGTAGCATTTAAGGACCCAGACACATCCAAAGCATACCCACTGCTCTTGTTATATGAGCCACCAATTTTCAGATAGTCACCTGGTATATAAACACCTTCATCACCTGTGCCCAAGACTATTTGATTTGAAGCACTGATTACGGCATCAGATCCTATTGCCGATGAATAGCTATATGAACTACCTGATGTTGAATTACCTGTATTATCACCTAAAAAGGTACAATATTGATTGTTTTGAGAGCTATTATAGTTACCCGCCTCCTTACCTACTGCGGTATTGTATAAACCACTTATGTTACTATATAACGCCTTTTGACCTATTGCTGTATTGTAATAACCACCACTATTATCGTATAACGCCTGATAACCTATTGCTGTATTATCATAACCAGTTGTATTTTTGAATAACGCTTCACGACCTACTGCGGTATTATCATAACCAGTTGTATTTGCGTATAACGATTGATACCCGAGTGCTGTATTGCTTGAACCAGTTGTATTAGCAGTTAACGTATTATGACCTAATGCTGTATTCTGACTGCCGCCTAAATTTTGGTTTAACGCGCTATAACCTATTGCAGTATTACTAGCACCTGTATTTTGTTGTAACGCGTTATAACCTACTGCAGTAGTTTGGGAAGTGCCGTTTCCTAATCCGACTGTTAACTCCTGTACTAAAATATTTTTTGTGAAATTCGCATTACCTGTTACATACAAAGCGTAACCAGAAGTTGATGTTGGGGCTGCCGTGTTGACTGACAAACCATCATTTGATATACGAATACCTTTATTAACATTGTAAGGAGCTATTACTAAACCAGCTGAT